AAGCCCGTATTTCTTTTCTTCCTTATCTCGGGTCCTAGATTCGGGTGCGTCAATTCCGTAAAGGCGAATACGCCCACGCTTACCACCCACAAAAGTATCAAAGCCAAGGTCCACCAGAACATCAACGGTGTCTCCATCTACGATTTTGACCACGGTAGCAGCGTACTCAAACATAGCTACCCGCCTTAATCATGTCGGTAAGCTCTAAAGCTCGACCACCAACCTGTTTGGCCCACCTGGAATCCATGAACTCTACTGCGGCCTTGTCATAGTCCTGCTCGTCCATAGCCGCTATGGCGTTCTTAAACCCCCGGAAACGGGTTGCCCCAAGGTTAAAGAAAATGTCCAAAATAGCGTCTCTGCGAGCCCCTTCCAGAGTCCTGAACCAGACATATTCCGCATTAAGCTCTGCTTCACAACGATCTAAATCGTTCTGTAGCAGAAAATTGACCTCTTCTTCAGACAAACCAACGCCGTTTTCCGGGTCAATATTTCGCCCTATTCCAAGGGTCCAGTAACCAGCCGGGCATTTATATGCCACGTGGCGACCATTAGTCTTAACCTCGCCCTCGTGGCGCTTGAGCATTTCAATCAGCTTTTCCATTATTTTTTATTGCTTGAACCACCGTAGAAAAAAGCGGCGGCTGTTCCTAATATGCCTGATAATTGGCCCAATACCAGAGATATGATGGTCTCATCATTCTGGTCATGCGGCATGATGGTCACCGCCATGACATAGGTGCCATACAAAACCAGAGCCAGCAGGCTAAATGCTTTAGGCGTCCAATCCTGCGAAAACTTGGCTCGGGCGTCCTTCCTGTCCGCGACCTCAGTCTTAAAAGACTCCAGGTCAATCTCCATAGCACGAATGCTTTGGGCAAAATCTTTGTCTGCTTGCTTCAAGAGAGGCGCTTTTTCCGGCTCGCGCTCAATCAAGTCTTCTATTTCGTTGGCCGTAGCCGTGTCAGGAAGACCTATTTTCTTGGCAGCCATCTTGACAGCCATACCGGCCATAGGGCCGCCAGCCGCCTGTGCAATGGTGGGAGCTAAAGATTTAAGTAATCCGCCTAGCTTCATTTAAACAACAAGACCAGTTGTATGAGTAATCGGAGATCAGCTATCGCTTTTGTCTACGCTATCAGCGTTTTCCTCCGCGACAATCTCATCGATAGTATCGCATACATCTGGGACAACTACACCTGTTGTTGCCGATAAGGCGCTGCGCCCGACGGCTCGGACGCCTTTGTAAAACTGAGAGCAATAAAGTTCTTTGTTATCAATGACTTGTTCTACTGAAGTACAACTGTTCAAAAACACAAATATGGACAATATTGCATATCTCATCAAAAAACTCCTTGGAAACGTTGGGGTCTAATAGCAATTGGGCTGTACCCCTTCAAAGCAGCACCGCCCTTACTCATTTCTTTTGGCTTCGACTTACCTGCCGAGTTCAAAGCAATGGCCACCGCCTGTTCCTGGGGGTAGCCCTCGTCTTTAAGCTTGCCAATGTTAGAACTAATAGTCTTCTGACTAGACCCACGCATCAAAGGCATATCGTCACCTACGCATTAGTGAATTCAGCACCACGCAATGCAGCACCCATACCGCGGCGCTTGCCCTTGGTGATCTTTGCTTTTGCTATGTTTGGGGTCTTCTCATCTTTTAAAGTTGCATATGGTATGCGACCTTGACCCTCGATGTCAGCATATTTCGTAGGTTTTGGTGGTTCTTTGATTGGTCCACCCATGATTTTTACAGAACTCATACTAACCTCCTCGGTTATTTCTTAATCTCAGCAGCTCACGCTGCGCTTGAGCGTCCAGTCTTGCGGCTGTCTGAGCCTCCTGGCTGGCCAATCTTTCATCAAACTGACGAGCCCTCTCGCCCATCTTCTGCTGTTCCAGAACCACCTTGGCTTGGTCTATAGCAGCGTCATTCTGCTCTGCTTGCGCCTTAATCTGTAGCTCCTGCTGTTTCAGCGCAATCAACGGATCAGGGCCCTGCTGCTCTTTAGGCTGCGCCTGACCGGCTATGCCTATGCTCATCTGCCGCAAATTCTGTAGCTCCTGCGCCACGATCTGCGCCACCATGCCCTCTATCTGTAGCATCTGGTCGTCTGTAGGCGCTTGCTGGCCGTTCTGCTGCAAGAACATGACCATTGCGGTCTCTTCGGCCTTGATCTTCACATGCTCCGTCACGTGCTTCTGAAGAGCCGTCAGGACCACTGGATTCTGTGCAGCTATTGGAGAAGCACTGAACAGCAGGTGCGACATAATGTGAGCGTCATGATTCTGCCCATCAAAAGCCTTGAGCCTGATGTTGTCCAGGACGTCGATGTTTTCTTGTGCCGGGTCTTTGGGAACAGGCTCGTTAGAGCTATCGACATTCAGAATCTTGTCAATATCCTTGACGCCCAGGGCATCGTACATGCGGCGAAAAGCCTCATGCATGTTGTGTATCTGCGGAGCCTGCGTGGCAAGCTGCAACTGAGACTGAGCCAAAGCAATCCGCTGTGCCTGAGAGAAGACGTTCGGGTTAGATACCGGAATCACGTCCACACGGTCGTCAAAGTCCGACGCCATGACCGCTTCATCGCCACCCTCTACAGAAAACGGGTATTCCTGCGGCAAAGACTCGTGCATGACCCGAGCCATGAGCTTAAATTCTTGGCGCATCGCGTAGTGTAAGCGTTTATGCACAGCACTCATCACGCGGCTGCCCTGCTCCAACAGAGCTACGGTGGTGCCCACAGCGGCCTGTTGGTTGCCATCCCCGACCTTCATGTCAGTTATGGTCGCAAAACGCCTTCCAGCGTCTACCACGAAGCCTAATAGCTGGAATAACGTGCTGTCCGGGCCTTTAAACGGCAGAGGCAACAAACTTTCACGGATTGCGCCGCCAGGAGCGTCTACATCACGGAATTCACCCGGTTGTAGCGGTTCGCTGTCCTCGGCTATACGAAGCCCTCTGGCCTTAAAGCCAGCAGGGAGGTTAGACAGGGTGCCTGCGTCAATTAACTGCCTCAGAGCGGCTGTGGCGGTCCGGGAAAGGCCCCCAATCGTGTGAATCAGGCCCAAACCATAAAAACCAAGGCCCGGAAGAAACTTATAATGCACAAAATACTGGATTTTTGCCTTATTTTCGTCGTCTTCCGCGTAATTTCGGCGAATAGACAGGACTTGGCCCGTATCTTCGGCCACAGTCACGATATACGGCAGTTTTATGCCGGTTTCCTCGCCATCTTCGCCCTTATCTTCAAAGCCAGGGAGGTCTAATTCGGCGTGAAACTCCAAAATCGTGGTGTCATAGTCAATATTTGACGGCTGCTGCCCCTGAATCTTGTCGATTTCCTCAACAATTTCGTTCTGATCCTGCTGCATCGCAGAAACTGGGACATCTCGGTAGAAACCAGACACCTGAAGCTTGCGAAGCTGGTTCATCGGCATCGAAATGACGTTGGTTATGCACGGACAAGTCTCCAGACTGCTGGTGTTGTACGGCACAACCAGGTTTTCTGCCGGGACAAAGCTACTAACCACGCGGTTTAGCGCCTCATCAAAGTAAACTTTCTTGAATGTTGACCCCGCCAAAGGCAAATAAAACAGCATTTGGTCAAACTCTGGCGTGTATTCCTCCATCACGTTGGTGATGTAGTAGTTCATGAACTCTTTGACACGCCGAGCCTGTGCTTCCTTGTCTCGGGTAATGCTTCCAACCACAGCGGTCCTTACAGGCCCTGTGGGCGGCAGCATCTCGTTAAAGGCTTGAGCTTGGAACTGGGTAGCGGCTTCGGCTAAAAGCGGGTGTGTGACGCCTGTAGCGCCTCTGAAGGGCTCGGACCGCTCCTCATAGTTAAAGCCCAGCATCTCCAGGCCCTTGGAATAAGCGTCTTCCCAGTCCTGACGAGAGGCTTTGTTTGAGTCGTACTCGCTCAACAGGTCGTTGGCAACCGCGCCAAGCTCACCCATGTCCATCTCTTCGGCCAGGTTGCGACCAAAATCGCCCTCGTCTATCAAATCAGCGCCAGGATCAAAGTCAACTATGACCCCACCGTCTTCTGTCTCTTCGATTTCAATGTCGAGGCCCTCTCTTGGTGCATTTGCCAACGCCCCAGGAACGGCTATTTCTACCTGCTCTTCAACGGTCAGCTCTACCGGCGCATCGCCCGTGAGCCGCTCTACCATTGATGTTACGCCTTCAGTACCGTTAGCCATTAATTATTCTCCGGGTCATACGGATTATTGCGTTGGTTTACCCCAAATATGTTGGGGTTATTCTCTATCGCCTCACCCCTAGTTCGACCTGTTCGTTGTGCGCTTCTTTGTCTAAGTGCTTCGATCTCTGGTAATAAAGCGTCGGGCGTAGAACTTCTTTCTATATATTCGGAATATTTAGTATCAAAATTGCGAACTCCTTCCACATATCCGTCCATACTGGGTTGGGTTCCATCTACCCCTAGCTCGTCATAAAGAGCAAATAAGTCATCTAAATATTCAGCAGGGACCATACCGTCGTTAGCGTAAGGCTGCGCGTCTATGACTTTTGGACCGCCAGGGGCGTTCATTTTAACATCCGTTGTTATAATCGAATTCCCGTTTGAATCTCTTAAAGAGAAAACTTGCGTTTCACCTCTTTTAAATTCTCGTGTGCCACCACCAAAAGCGCTGTAGTCCGCTTGATCCCCATATCCTTTTATAGAATTACTCATTAAAGCACTTTCTATCTCTAAAGATTCTGGTGTTGTTAATCGATACCACGCATTCTGGTTTTCCCCAATCCCGGTTTCAATAAATTTTTCTGCCCCTGACTCGGGTCCTATTTTAAGTTCTTTTGATATCATGTTTCCCCGCTCTACCGGGCCAAACAATCCTCCTATGCCTTCCTGTCCCATACGACGTTGAGCTTCCGAGCTTACTTCTTGAGCCACCCTTCTTTGCTCAATTTGAATTGGTGAGCGAAGCATCTTGCTGGCCGATTCAACAACTAAGTCCGGGAAAGATAGGCTTTTTATCTTGTTTTTTGGAAGCTTACTGATGCCTTCTGCTAAAAGAGCTGGGCTTAAAAAATCAAGGCCGCCTATAGCAAAATAATCAGGCTCTATGTCATAAATTACTTCACCTTCTTGTATCGCCCTTTCATAAGCGGCGCGACCTGGAAAATCGCTGGGTTCTCCTGAAGCTCTTAATATTGGGTTCAATCCTCGCGAACTATACCCAGGTATAGGCTGAACACTCGCATCAATTGTTGGCTCCATAAAGGCCAATTCCATTGGCCTTAAAGGAACTGAAGACCTAAATCTGTCTATCTCCAACGCCTCCTCTAAATCAAACTCCGGGGACGTGCTAGTTGTATACCTTACGCCGGTTATTTTTTCCGGGTCCACGCCCTGATCTACCATTCGCTGATATTGTGCAATAGGGTCTCGCAAACTGGATGGCGTTGATGGGCTAGTGCGTATGTTACCGCCCGTCGTTAAAGGCATATAATCTTCATTTTCATAAACCGTCCGGGTGATATTTGTAGAGCGATCATATGCTTCTTCAAAGTTTCTAAGAGCCTGTTCGCGGCTCGGGTCTGAGGTAAAACGGAGATACTCTAAAGCGTCCTCAAGTCGTCCTTTTGACATGGCGTCTTCTGGTCCCGATGGCGCTATGTCTCCAGCAATCATTCTTTGACGCAACCTATCATCCGCTGTGCCAAACTCCCCGCTAAAATATTTTTCTGCCTTCTTCAGAACATCACCAACGACACCTAAATCGGTGTCGGCAAGGTTTTCTTCTAAATTCCCTTTTAACATAGCGTAGTATTGCGCCATGTTCGTGGGGTCCTCTGCGAGATCACGGACATCTGGGTCCAGGTCAATTGACTCTTTTGGACGCATTATGCGGCCTTTGGGAGACATTGCCATGCCAAGAGCGAAACCATCAACGGCTGGTCCAAACGCCGTTCCACCACCCATCGTTTCGAAGGCCGTTTCAACGACCTCCTGGTCGCTTACCGGAACCCCCCGAAGCGCAGCTCCTGGAGCAGACATGGCTTTAAGGAAATCATAAATCAACGCAGGGGTGGCTAACTCTCGCTCATCACCTGGACCGTAGGCCACAGGCAAGAAAACTCCTCTGTCTAAACCTGGCTCAAGACCTAACGTTTCATAGACGTTACGCTCCAAAGGAGACGCCTCTGCAAGGCGTTGTTGAAGCCGTTCCTCATCTAATCTCCGTTGAGCAGCTTCAAGAGATTCTTGCACTGACACCTGCCCGCCATTTTGAAAGGAGGGCATCGCTTTTTTTGTTCTTTTAAAAAAGTTAGCTCGTCGCTCGCGATCTAGGTCTGGCAAAACAGGGCCCCCGTCTTGATAACGGGCCATCACAGCAGAGCGGGCTTCTTTTTCCGCGCAATCAGGACAACAAGGTTTATCTTCGGCCAAAATTCATACCCGCCTTGTTCAATAACATTCTATTCACAGCGCCTGCCCGACGCTCCATCAACGAGCCAATGCCATCACTGGACTCGGCCACACCGCCACGGGCAAAAAGTCCCAGTGGTTCTGTCGGCTGCTCCGGCTCCTGACCAAAGGTCAACGGGTTATACCGAGGCTGAGATATAGGCTCTGTTGGTCTAACCGGAAAATTTCTTGAAACGTCCGGTATGTTTATGCCAAACCGGTCTTCAAACGGCGTAATCGCCGCCTGACCAAACGTCGGTGCATCCTGTGGGCCCACGCCAAACTGCTGGGCATACCGCTCTACACGCTCCATAGTCTCGGGCCGCTGTTCCAGGCCCTGTGCTGGACGGAATCCTAAAACGTCAAAAGCAGCCGCTATGTCCCCTGGCCTACGACCGGCCAAGTAAGGCTCTGTAGCAGGAGCAGGGAGGATCGAATACGGGTCATAGTCCGGCTTGTCAAACTCAACCAGGACGTCGTCTCGGGTTACAAAATCTGCTGCACCTGGAATTAGGCCGGTGGGAGGAGTTAAACCCCCATTACCACCCGGCTGATCGGTTACACATCGTGGATCATTGGGATATAGGCTGCAAAAGCTGGTTTTAGAAACGCACTGTCCGCCATCGTCAATAAACCCCGCCGGACATTCGGTGACGCAATTGCCATTGGCGTCTTTTACCTGACCTTCGGGACACGAACCGTCACCAGTGATTAAGGGAATACACGCTCCTAATACTTTAACAAAACCGGGAGGACAGTCTTTAGCACATATTGAAGGGTTGTCACGAGCGTAAACTTCGTTATCACAAGGATCGTCTTTTTCACCGCATATTTGCGGATTAGCAGCAGCGTAAGCCGGATCATTACAATCTTGACTTGTTCCACCGCATATTTGCGGATTAGCAGCAGCGTAAGCCGGATCATTACAATCTTGACCTTCCCCACCACATATTTCCGGGTTTAAAGCGGCATAAACAGGGTTTAAACAACCTTCAAGAGTGACGTTAGGACATTTGTCCGGGTTGGCCGCAGCGTATCCCTCTACGCATTCGCAAGGATTCTCTTCAGCATATAACGGATTGCTGCAATTCTGCTCATCTCCACCTTGACCACATATTTCAGGATTAGCAGCAGCGTAAACAGGGTCTAGACATCCCGTTAAACCAACAGAAGGGCATTTGTCTGGATTCTGTTCAGCGTAACCCTCTACGCATTCGCAAGGATTCTCTTCAGCATATAACGGATTGCTGCAATTCTGCTCATTTTCACCGCCACCATTAGTAATTATGACCGTGCCGGGATCAGCAGCGCATACATCCGGATTTTCTGCTGCATATTCGGCATCGCACTCACAGGGGTGTAACAGCGCATATTCTCGGCTGGAGCAGTCTTGAACAGTTTCACCACCGCCGTTGCCGCCGTTAGTTTCATCACCGCCGTTAGTTTCACCACCGCCGTTAGTTTCACCACCGCCGTTAGTTTCACCACCGCCGTTGTCACCTTTGCCACCACCAAAAATAACTGCGCCAATACCACCTAAAACGTCATAAATTGAACCATCTTCACGGCTCTCTCCGGTGGAATATATCTTATCGTCGTCCTTTTCTATGTCATCCAGGACTTGCTTGACATCCTCTTCTGTAGCTCCGGTGGCTATCTCGATGTCTTCCATCGTCAAGCCGGCTTCAGCGGTCTTGCCCAAAACTTGTGTAATACCGCGAGAATCACCCGCTCCGTAAACTTTTTCAGCAGCGTCAATCACATCGCCCAGGTTTTCCCTGTTAACGTTGCCAATCTTCGCCATTTCCGCGTCAAATTGAGCATCTTTGCTTTGAGCAATGTTGCCAATCGAACCTTCGGCGCTGGTTCCTTTAAGATCACCAGCAAGTTCAGAAAGAGACTTGTTGTATTGGTCCTGACTGGACGGAATATTGGGGTCAAACGTGGGCCGTGGAGGTTGACCCAGACCGGCTGCGGCAGCCAGCGTGTCGGCATAATCGGCAGCAAAGGCACGATTAAACACGTCTTGAAAGATTTGTTCGCCTTTTGAGGCACCAAAAGGACCAGAAATCTGGTTTTCGTTGCCCTGTGATGCGCTTATAAGGTCGTCAACGGTTCCACCTAAGAATGGATCGTTGTCGTATATGCTGGTAAGACCCGCAGACTCTTTTAAAGCCTCTTCAAGCAGGTAATCGTTAAGCTCGGCTCCCGCTTCCTTCAGTTCTCTGTCTAATACCGACATTATTTGTTACCCATAGTAACGAAAGGCCCGTGAGCCGTGATCCGTGTCCTCCCAATCATCAGTCGGGAGCTGTACAAAGTTACCCTGACGATAACGCATCAACGCCTGCGTGGTGCTGTCCACCAGGTCGTCATGCTCACCGTTAGGAAACGCTGCACATTCTTCGATCAACTCATGCGCCCACTGGGTATCTGGGGCCCAAACCATTCCCGCTTCTAGCAACGGGGCGATAGAATGCACTCTCGTGACCTTATCATTGCCCCGAGATGGCGTAAAGTTTACCACAGGAATCCCCATATTCCGAAGCTCGTGCGTCAGCGGCATACCCGAAGCCTTCGCCTCAACTATCACCGTCTCCGGCTCCCAGTACCGCCACTGCTCATACGCTATGCTTTTTAGCTCGGGGAAGTCCCAGCGGCCCTTCTGGCTGTCCAGGAGGATCAGATTCGGCTGCGAGCCCTCATCAGGATAAAAAACGCCCCACGTCGTAATCGCACTGTAGTCCGCCGTCTCGCGCTTAGAAAAGGCCGTGTCGTAGCTCTGGATAACATACGAAAGCTTCGGAATGCCGTCCCGCTCCCACACGTTCCACCACTCACGCTTCAAAATACTGTTGTCGTCACCCGTCGGCTGCTGCTGATACTGCGCGTTCCACTTGCTCGGCGGAATCGACGCCTTAACAGAGATCAAATCCTCCAAAGACCAGTATTCGGGCCAAACCGGCTTGCCGGAGGGTAATTCCATAGGAAATTCAACAACTTCCCACTGGTCAGCGTTCTCGTCCCGAGCCATCTGACGCATCAATTGCCCCGTCAAATCCTTCTCAGACCAACGGGTCATCACCAATACTATCGATCCACCCGGCTGGAGACGCTGTCTCGGGCCCCCGGTGTACCAGTCCCACGCATCATCAAACCCCGCATTCGACATAGCAGTCTGCTCAGAATGGGGATCGTCGATAATACATAAATCAGCACCACGACCAGCCAGATTACTGCCAACACCAACAGCGTAATACATACCACCGCGAGCCGTGTCCCACCGGCCACTAGCCTTAGAATCCGCAGCCAACTTCGCTTCAGGAAAAATATCAAGATAATCCTCCCGCTCCAGCAAGTTCTTCACCTTACGACCAAAACCTACCGCAAGCTCCGTGGTGTGCGTCGCCTGAATAATCTTCATCGCAGGATTTTTCCCAACCATCCAGGCAGGAAACAAGAAACTCGCAAATTCACTCTTAGTATGACGAGGCGGCATATTCACAATCAGCCGCTTCAACTCGCCCCGCGCCACACGCTCAAGCTTTTCAGCAATAATCCGATGATGCTCACCGGCAATAAACTCCGGCCAGACCGCCTTCACAAAGTCCAGAAAGTTAGTCTGACACGCCTCAATGCGCTCAAGCTGCGCCAACCGCA